TGTTGAGTTGTTAACATTGATAGGACTAAATACACTTGTTCCAGTCGTAGGCACTTTCATCGGGCCTCTACGAATGGCTATGTAGATGTAGGGGTCACCGCCTTGTATAACATTATCTTTAATAATAAAACCTGTTGATGTGAAGTCAATAAGATTTGCTCCAGCATCTGCTTCAGCAGTTGCAAGGTTTGCAGAAATAATTTTGTCACCTGTGGTTGTTCCTGTTGAAACACCACGCATATTGTCAGCAATACGCCAGTTACCAGAACCTCCTGCTTGAGCTTGCTTAAACATTACCCATTGAGGCTCATAGCCAAGATTGACAACAGCATCTACACCACCGCCAACAGCCATTGACCCACACGAAATCACATTGTCTGTACCAGTCAGACCAAAGCCTCCTGCGTTGTGGGCAAATAGGTAGGCGACATAGGTGTTGTTATCAATCAACAATGATGCGTTAACTGTTACTGATGTGCTTGTTACAGAAAATGAACCAGTAAGAGGGTCTTGTGCGGCTGTAGTGTTAAGCCTTAAAAATGCGTTATTACCAACAGAACGATGGTAAACAACCCATCCATCTGCTGATTGAGTGTTCTTCAAAATAATGCAACCAGCCGCAACACCAAGGTTGTGATTAAATGTTGTATCTCCTGCTGATGAAGAAGTAAAAGTCACAACATCAAAGAACTTTGGTTGCTTGCGGAATGTCCATGAAACATAGTTTTGAAACGCATGGTTAGCAATTCGGTGCGAAGTATTTCCACCAGCATTTTGAACAGTAAATCCAGTTGTATTAAATGCTGAAATATAGTCAGCATCAGTCCACCCCAAATTTTCTGCGAGGGTTGAATTACTTTGAATTGCTTTATTTACAGACCCACTTGTTCCAACACCTCTGGCTGTGTCCCATATTCCATGTTCTCCAATAGGCGAAGTTGAATTATCAGTTTGTTGTCTTGCTTTAATCCAAACCATTCCACCTTTAGTGGATAAATCAACACCATTGGTAATAGTTTGTGTGCCACTATCTCCTGTGTAGAGGTATGTGCTGAACACATCCTCGATGTAGTTGGCATCGTTACTTACCTGAGAGTTTTGTGAACTAAACATTAGTTATTCCTTACAGGTAGTTTTGACCAGCATTGCTTCCCCACCAATAAGTGCCATCACCTACAAAGACAAACTTATCACCTTTAGAGGCTGTAGATGTAATTGTAGGAGCTGTGCTTGCAGGCCACTTAACTGAACTAGGCCATGTAACTGTGCGTGAACCTGTACCATCTTGCTTCAAAAGCATTGTGAAACCCTTACCTGCTGTAGCAGTAGGGAACGTAAAGGTGCAGTTACCAGTCAATGTCAGAATCTGCAATGAACCATTAGCCAAGTCAACTGTATAAGCTGTAGAAGTGTTAGCAGTTACAGTTTCTTCTGTGTAGCCGTTAGTGAATGTACCAGCTTCAACAGTTTTGTTTGTCAGGGTCTGAGTGTCTGTCGTACCAACAACAGTACCTGATGGGGCAGTTTTTGTAGCCCATGTATCAAGGTCAGCGTCCCATGCTTGTACGTTAGTGCCGATTGCCAAACCTAAGTTAGTCCTGGCTGTTGAAGCGCTGGCCACGTCAGACAGATTATTGGCTGATGCCAGGTAACCAGAGCCAGACACATAAGCAGCCACCCAGGCGCTGCCGGTATACAGCTTCATTGCACCGTCAGTGCTGTTGAAATACAAAGCGCCAGCAACCAAAGCATTGCCGTCATTGTCAACGCTAGGATCGCTTGTCTTTGCTCCCAGGTAGCGGTCATCAAAACTGTCATACGCAGCCAGTGTTGCATCGCGTGCAGCTTCTGCAGCAGTCTGTGCTGATGCTGCGCTTGTTGCACTACCAGATGCAGCGGTAGCTGAGTTGGATGCATTGGTCGCCTGTGTGGCTGCCGTCGATGCACTTCCAGAAGCAGCTGTGGCCGAGTTAGATGCATTAGTTGCAGACGTAGCAGCATTGGTTGCAGACGTACTTGCAGCCGAAGCTGAACTGCTGGCATTGCTTGCCGATGTGCTGGCAGCGCTGGCGCTGTTGCTTGCGTTTGTTGCGCTTGTCGCAGCTGCTGTTGCGCTGTTGCCTGCATTGGTTGCAGCTGTGCTGGCCGTGCTGGCTGAGCTCGATGCTGAGCTGGCTGAGTTGGCAGCACTGGTGGCCGATGTCGACGCGTTGCTGGCTGATGTACTTGCAGCGCTTGCTGAGCTGGAGGCCGCTGATGCTGAGCTGGACGCAGAAGATGCGCTAGACGCTGCAGCCGTTGCAGAATCAGCTGCATCACTTGCAGACTCAGCTGCTGCAGCCGCATCCACCAATAAAGTCCATTTTGCCGAGTCAGTGTTTGTGTTGATTGGCTGCGAGCCAGTTGATGTGTGCTGAGTAATACACTGCCAAATGTTGCTATTGGTTGTGTCTTTGACAATGTCGCGGACATAGTACAGTGTGCCGCTTGCCCAGTTGCCGCGGTTTGTGCCAAGCGTGTCAGCAATGGCAGGGTTGCCGTCAGCATCAAAGCCAAGCGCTTTGTTGGCACGCAGGCTGGCGCGTGGAAGCGTCATGTTGATTGTGGTTGGATCAGTCTGTGGCGCGCTCAATGCACGCTGCAAACCCTCGGCATTTTGCTGCGCGAAGATTGTCTGCTGATCCATTTCATCGTTGACCGTGTTGGCAAAGAAGTCGCCACCAGTCACAAAGTCTGTCGTGCGCTGAATGGTGCGATTGCCAACAATGGCGATCTGCGTTGCACCAGTTGGCGATGCCACCAGGGTGATCGAGCCAGTGCCGTTTGAGGCAATGGTCACCGAGTAGTCGGTGGTCAGCGTCAGCAGCGTGTCGTCACGGTAGACGGCAATGTCGGTGTTTGCCAGAATCTCAAAGGTGAACGCATAGGGGCCAGTGCCACTGGCCGCATACACGACGCGACGGGTTACGTTGGAAATTGGGACGCCCATGATTCGATCCTTCCTGGTGGAAATTGTACGGTTTTCTTACGGTTTGTAATAGAGGCCATTGGCCTTGCGAAGCTCTTGCAGCTCAGCGATCCGAGCCTGCAGCGCAGGGTCTTCTTGCTTGAGCTGGCTTTGTGCTGCCTGCATATATTTACTATGCACAGACTGCACGGTCTTTTGCTGGTCATCCAGTGACAACAAGGTAAACCCTGGTGACAGCATGACATCCATGATGCCCTGCTTCGATGGCAGCTCCTTGCCGTAGATTGTCAGCAAGCGGTTGTACTGCTCAGCTGTCATTTCAACGCCATCGACCTTTTTGTCTGGCATACCGACTGGTGAACCAATGCGCACCAGGGCGTCGTCAACCAGGCTGAATTGTGCAGGGCTGACACGGGTTGGCAGCACGAGCTCCATGGGATTGCCACGCGAAGTCAGGACTGGGTCACCCCAAAGATTGAGCGCCTCTGGCAGATCTGAATTGAAGTAAGGCAGGCGTGACTTGTACTTGTTGAATGCCTCGACAAAGCCGCGCACACCCATGGGCAGCTCGGGGTCTGCGCGTGTGTCTTTCCTGGTTGGGTCTGACAAGCGAGCAATGCCAGCCACCAATGAGCTGTAAGCGCCAGCTGGTGAGCCGCCGATGGCAAATCCACCAAACTGCTTGACCAGGCCGTCGACAATCTTCTTGCCGTCAACAGCGCCCTGCTGGTTTGTGCCAATCAGCTTGGCCACATCAGCCACACCCTGCAAATAGGGCTGCTCTTTGAGGTACTCATACAGGCCATAGGTAGCGCCCAGGAAAACCTCCTCCACCTTGCTGGCGTCTGGCTCATGCTTGGCATATTCAGCATAGTCGGCAGCAATGGCCATCAATGCTGAGACCGGCTCCATGCCGTTGTAGCTGTAGTATGCGTCGCCGACCTTGATTGAGTAAGGCATCCAGCCGTCGCGCATTAAAGCCTCACGGTCTGCTTTGCGCTCTGGGCCACGGCCGGTGATGTTGCCCTCGGCTGACAGTGCAGCAAACGTGGCCAGCAAGGCTGAACCCAGGGTGACCTTGGCCAAAGCCATGTCGCGGTAGATGCCGCCCTTGGCAACCTCTTCACGCCACATCGAGGACAGCGGTGCAAACGGTGTGCGCTCGACCAGCTGAATGCCGATGTTGGCAGGCGTCTTGAAAAATGGCACGACAACCTTGAGCGCCGGGTGATTGAACACCTCTTGCAAGTTTTTCAATGCTGGTGGCAGCTCAGAAGTAAACGTGCCTTTTTGGGCATAGGCCATGGCTGCTTCATCCAGGTCGCGGGGTGGCGACTGGAATAGGCTCTCGATTTCAAGCGAAGCCTTGGCCATTGCGTCAGTCTCTGACAAGCCAGCGTCGACACCTTCACGGTAGACGGTCTTGCCACGGCGAGTGATCAGAGTATTCAGCTCCATGCGGTAGAGCACACCCTTGAAAAACTCATCCTCGGTCATTAATGCGCGGCCAGGAATAGTGACGGCCGTGCCGTAGAAGTCTAAAGCCTTGGCCATCCATGTGTCTTGCTCAAGACCAAACGCGCCTGAGCTGATCGATGGAGTCATGTTGCCACGCTGCATTTCGAGCTTGGTCATCAAGTCGCTGGGAGCGTTGTTCTTCCAGGCAGTGCTGGCCAGCTGCATGCCTTCGACAATGCCATTGCGCAGCGACTGCACCATGGTCAAAGCCTCATCCATGCCGACCTTCTCAGCCTCAGATCCTGGCACAAGCGACTTCCAGCTGCGCACGCCGGTTGGCAGCACGTTGCCGTACATGGCCGCGACCATACGCTCTGGGATCTGATACAGGCCAAACAGGCTGTTTGACACCACGTTCTTTGCGTGTGACACAGGCGAAGACAGCAGGCCGTTGATGTAGGTTGTAAACCAAACATCTTTTACGCCAGACATCATCGACTTCTCGATCATTGCATTCTGAGCAGCGCGTGACTCCAGGGACAAATAGCTGCGCGCCATGTCCTGCAAAGCAGCATCGCCGCCAAACTCTTCAAGCACCTGGCGAATGACATCAGCGCTGCCGTCGCGTGGAATGCGGAACACTGCCAGGGCTCGGGCTGTCTCAGTCTGAATACCCTTCACGCCCTTTTGGATCAAGCCATGGAAAGCCACTTGCTGGCGAAGCATGAGCTTGTCAGCGTCGGTGGCCATGCCAGAGTTGACCAGCTTGAACAACTTGTCGAGCTCGTTGGCACTGGTCTCCAAAACCTCCAGGGCTTTGTAAGTCTCGACAGCGTTGGCCATCATCCGGCCATCGCTACCGATCAGGCGCGTCAGAAATGACTCACCAATGCCAGACTCAGCGGCCTTGGCTTTAATCTCATCAAACGTCACAGCCTTTGTCTTGATGTTCAAGGCGTCGGCCACACCGGCCACAATGCCAGCGGCGTCGTGGTTTTGGTATTGAGACAGATTGAACGGCTCGACTTTGACACCGGCAGCCAGCTCTTCTGTGGTCGGGCTTGGTTTGCCAACCAAAGCGCCCTGAGCCTGGCGACGGCTCACAGCCTGGCCGACAGTTTCTGTCATTGCCGGGCTGGCTTCGGGGATGACTTTAAAGCGGCCAGCTTTTGCCGCATCAGACAGCTCTGTGTCCAGGATCTTGCCAGGCACAAGCTGACGCTCAGCCTTGGCGGCCTGGCGTGTGATCAGTTGGCGAATGGCTGCATCAGCTGGGCCAGCGACCTGGATGCCTTCAGACATGCTAGGCGTGCCAGGCTGGTCTGTGACAGTTTCAGCGACTGGGGCTGCCGCTGCTTCAGCAGGCATTGGCTCAAGTTTGGTTGGATCTGCTGGCGCTGCAGCTGGTGCAGCTGCTGGCAAGATGCTGTTGAGGCGTTGATCAAGGGGTTGAACGGCCATTATTTCTTCTCCTTGTCCTGCATTGTCGCAGATCCTAATGGAACTGCTGGCATCGTCGCAAACATTTCCTTGCCAAACTTATCGAACAGACCTTTGCGCTCCTCTGGGGTTGAATATTCGTGGATGTCGGTAATGCCAGCCTTGCTGAGAACTTCACGCGCAGCCTGTGGCGTGTCTTTGGGAATGATCGCTCCCTTGAACTCTTCAAGTGACACAGCACGCTGCGGCTTCAGCTCAAAGTATTCGGTCGGCAGAGTCTTCAGCTTCTGAATGAACAGGCCAATGTCTGCCTTGAGCTCGGGTGGTACGTCATACTCACGGTCAAGAGAATTGACGTTTCTTGTCTGCACAACCTCAAGCATCGCATCGCCAGCGTCATACTTCGGATTGACCTTGAACAGTCGGTCAAGCAGCGACTCATAGGCTTGGCGCGTCTGGTCTTTGACTGACTCCATTGATTTGCTGTCAATGATCTGGTCGCGTGAAGCCTTAATCTGGCTGAACGTTTTGAACTTGGGCGTGGCTGATGCGCGAAGGCTTGAAACGCCATAGTTCCAGCCCTCTTCGTTCGCGCCGCCCTTCATCTCTTTAACCAGGTTGGTCAAGTTGACTTCTGCATAACGGCGATTGCCGCTGTAAGTGTAACCCTTGAAGATTCGCTCCTTGACGTTCACGCCCTTGGAAGCAAGCGAGTCGTCAAACTTGGCCAGCCAGTCGGTGAACTCCGAGTTGTTGTCATTCACGCGCTTCTGCACCTCGCTTTCAAACTTCCATGACTCATCAAAGTCAGCTCGGTTTGGCAGAGTGCCGCGCTCATTCAGGAACTTGGCCCTCAAGATGTCTGAGTACTTACGGTCATTCCAGTCGTTCAACAGGCGATCAACTTTGTAGTCGCCGCCAGGAATCTTCTCAGCCACATCACTGAGAAGGCTCTTGAGCGTTTTCTCGCTCTTGCTGTCAATTTGGTAGTCGATTGTCGGGAAGCGCTTTGTGTATGCGTCAGACGCGAAGACAGGATTCTTGGCAGACGGGGTAGCCATCTCCTTGGATGCAATCAGCGTGATCTCACCAAAGCCCTCAAGTGGTGTGCCGACCTTTGAGATAGCAAGCGATGGCACGGGTAGACCACCCAGTTTGTCAGCCTTTAGCAAGTTGCTGGCAGTCAGATTGTGTTGAACAATAAGCTCATCACCTGGCTTAACTCCAGGCACTCGCTCAACAGCAAGCTGTGGCGCTTGCTCAACAATGCCAAGACCACGCACAGGCATGCCGGTTTTTTCCAGCGCGTTGATTGTCATTTCGGCTGCTTTGGGTGCCAGCGCTTTGCCAGCTGCCATGACAGACTTTGCAACCGGTACGGCATTGAACGCCACATCCATGGCGGCCAATGATGCGTCTTCAGTCATTTGTCTGGCAAAACCAGTGCCACGGGTCAGCGACTGGCCTGTGCCAGCCTGCTGTAAAGCCATCGGCGTGCCTTGCCATTGCGCCTCTCCAAGCACGCTGCGCGTTCCTTCTTTGGCTGTGCCCACAAACGGCACAAAATCAGCCAGGCTGATTTTTCCAAGGACGGGCACATCTACCTGGCCAAGGCTATCAAGATCC